ATGGGCCAGTTCTTTCGCACATCTAAGATGCAACTAATACACATTAAATAAGTAGTAACTTTTTGATAAAAATAAGATTGATACAATATTCTCAGGACGGCAGATCCATCCGCCCAACACTCATATACGCTGCACGTAAAAAGGTGTGCATCATTTCGGTTGTCAGGATCATTCCTTCTGGCAACCGGAACTTGAATGTATTACCTGGTATCTCCAAAAACTCTTGGTATAGTAAAAACGTATCGTAAGATTCGTATATTTGATATTCCATATCTATCCCCTCCATTTATTCCATTATATCATAAAAATATTTTAAAAACTTTTCATTTTCCTATTGACTTTACGCCTTATAAGGCGTATAATGAGACCATAAGATAAAACAAAGGAGATATGAAAGATGACAAGAAATGAAGCGGTTGAAAAAATCATGAAACAAATCGAGGAAATCAAGGACAAATATGATTTTGGTTATATCGGTGTTCGAGTACAAGAAAATCCGTTTACACTTGGGGAAATGCTTGATAACTCCTTTGTATGGGTTGATGGTGAAATGACAGAGGAAGAACTTGATGGAACATGCGCTGTAAAAATTGATGAAGCAGAACTTGCAAAAGGATATTTTGGAGATCATGTCGCTATAATCGGGGGAGACTCTGCGGAATATGGGCAGGATCTTGGAGAAATCATCATCAGAAATGCAGAAGTACTTGAAGTTATAGCGTAAGGGGGATGACATGAGAAGATATAGTGATTGCATAAGAAATGATGGGATGTGCGGAATATGCGCATTAACAAGTAGGGGGCTGGATTGTCACAACAACAAAATAAATGGCGTCATGTACAACAGGACATTATCTGGAATGACACAGCAAGAACTTTCGAAAAAGACCGGAATTAACATCAGGCAAATACAGAAATATGAATCAGGAGAATACGATACTGGAAAAATGATGCTCAAGAACGCAATTGCTCTAGCGGATGCGTTGGAATGCGATGTGAGGGAATTATTGTAAATGGATGATTTAACCGGAAGAAAGTTTGGGAAACTTACCGTGATTGAGAAAACGGAAAAAATAAAAAACGGCTCTATCGTTTGGAAATGCAAATGTGATTGCGGCGGCACTATATGTGCATCAACAAGAGATTTGAGTCAAGGACGAGTTAAAAGCTGTGGCTGCCTGAGAAAAGAAAGATATAATCTAATCGGTCAAAAATTCGGAAGGCTAACTGTGCTGAAATCTGAATCATGCGGATCACATCGAACATTTCTCTGCCAATGCGAGTGCGGAAATAAAGTTTCTGTACGCGGTGATAGTCTAAAAAGAGGTAAAACCGTAAGCTGTGGATGCTTAAAGCGTAATGGAGAGAAAGCCGGACAACTGGAAAGAGGAAGAAACCTAAATGATCATACATCTCTCATATTTTACAAAGGGACTGTATCAAAAAACAATACAACTGGATTTAATGGGATATCACTAATCAAAGGCAAATACAGGGCTACCATTGGATACAAAAATAAAACATATTATTTGATATCTGATAGTAACATTGAGATAGCGAAAGATGTCCGAAAAGAAGCGGATGAAGCTATAAAAAATGGAACGTTTGAAGAATGGATAGAACAGCTACGGAGGAGTAGAAATGAAAAGAAGCATTATTGATTTATTTAAAGACGCGTTAGAGTCGGATGATTATAAGTTTAAGGCAGCATTCCTTGTAGGGAGCCTAGTATCTTACGAATCGAATGACACGCCAGAAAAAGAAGTGCAAAGCACAGAGTATCTTACTGAGATTCTCGGATACCTACAGTCTGTAAATGCAAGCGCCCCAGACAAGAAAGAATTTATCAATAGAATAACGGAAACCATTGAACGGTATTTGAATTGGGAAGATGATACCCCCTCAGAGAGCTAATCTCCGAGGGGATTTTATTAGAACAACTGGAATCTATCGATTGCCTGTCCGAACGCTCCAGCATATCCGTCCTGTCCGTTTCCAGTCTCGTTATCATACTGCCATGACCAGTAAGCTCCATTTACCGGGCTGACACGGTACTGCGCTTTCTGGTAGCCGTATTTTGCCGCATAATCCGCTGGAGTATTGTAGTACACCTCGATTGCGTCAATCGGCTGTCCGGTACCTGCATAACCATTGTTGTGATCATTCCAGTTGCATCCGGTCACATAAGGCAGCCACCCTCTGCCAATCACGTGGACTCTGTATTTTACGGAGCCTTTGTCTACCTTAATAGCTACATCCGTGATGCGCTTGCCCTGAATCCCGGCAAAATCCGTGAGATTCCGTACAAACGGCAAGATGCGTCCGTCCTCCAGCTTGACAGCGTAGGTAAATACTACTTCCGGCTGCTGTGACGCCGATACCTGTCCGGATCCATGTCCACCAGATACGTAAGTTGGTGGCGTGACATTACCACCCATGTACTCCTTAATCCGTTTGATAAAGTAGGACTTTGTAGCTTCTCTGCCACCGTGAATCTCCACAGATCTGTGAGGGCATGATGTGGCATACACTTCCTGATGTAGCCTTATCGTGCTTGTGCTTGGTGTGATTCCATACTGCTTGCACTTCTGCGCTGCCAACTGCAATGCTTTTTCCTCATTTGCTTTAAATACATCCAGATCGCCCATACTCTGACACGTTTCGATGCCAAGATAATTTAAGTTCCCGTTTGTGTCTCCGCAGTGCCAAGCGCAATTCCAGTCATCCTCTGCCTGCAAGATTCCATCCTGCGCTACATAATAGTGCGCAAATCCGTTTTCCAGAGGATGTGTCTGTAACCAATTTCTGTAAAATTCTGCATTGGCGTTCTTGCTTCCAGCGTCATTGTGAAAAAAGATTCCTACCGGATTTCTTCCTCTGTTTCCTGCTACTCCACGACAAATACTCATATTTTCTCTCCTTCCTGCGCGATGACGCACAACTTACATATCGTATTTAATGTTTTCCCACTTTTTGTAAGCATCAAAATATAACTCGTTTTTGTCTCCATTGTATGTGATCTCATGATACATACCGTCACTCACTGGCGTACTAAGTAACGCCTTGTGATTTTGCAGTGTCTTGCAATACCAAACTACAAATACATCATCCGAAGTCATGTTGCCAGACGTATCCGTCTTGTCTTTATTCTGATTAAAATAATCTGCCACCTTTGCTTTACAAATGTTTAAAAATTCTCTACTACCCATAATTCTTTATTCCTTCCCGTGCAATCGCACAATAAAAGAGAGCCTGTTTCCAAGCTCCCTACGCATTCACTATATGTATAACAAAAAACACCCCATAGCTGAGGTGTTCTTCTGGCAATGCCTTACTCCGACAGTAGTACATACTGCTTACAATCTCTTGCGGTTTATAAGGACTTATTTTGTTAAACAAATATTAGCATGTTTTTTCGTAATTGTCAACAATAAAACAGTTGTTACGCCATATTCGAGGATATCTCCCAAGCACAAATGTGTCAAAACATGGACTTATATAACAACTGCCAGTTAAATTATATGTATAATCAATTTTAATAATACGGAAATTTGAATATTTTATTTGTACTTGTCTGATTTAGTAACATTTTTACATTATCTTTTGATTCTGCGATATTTTTTTGCCTATATCTGTAAAAAGTATTTGAAATAAAATCTGCTAGTTGCAGTAACAAATAATTTTTTGAATCATAATAATGAACAACTATATCTTTTTCCGCAAATGATTCCACTAAATTCAATTCTGTATTCAAATATTCCTGTAAAGTATATTTTGACTCTGTCGCAACATTCCTCTCGTCAATAACAAAATGTATTTGGCTCAACTCTTTGAACTTGCTTCTTTTCTTGAAATGCTTTTCTAAAAAAGTTTTTATAAGGTAGTTAAATGCTCTAGATGAATTCGATCTAAATTTTACTGTAGCTTTTCTGTTATTCATCACAATCACAGCTATTTCGAACTTATCGCCGCACTTTTCGATTAGCTTTTCATATATTTGTCTTTTTTCTACCTCACTAAGCTCTGACCCCTTTACCTCTTTATTGTTCCTTAA